TGACAATTATTTATCTAAACAAAGTAAAATAGATGAAGCATCTGTTTTAATTGTGGATGAAGCTTCTATGCTACCTAAAGACCTTTTTCAAAAGATTATGAACTATCAAGCTTCTAAAAAAGATATAAACCTACTAAAAATTATTTTTACCGGAGACCCTAAACAACTTCCTCCTGTTAATGAAACTTTTAGTAGCGCTTTTATTTCTCATCCGTTGTACAATTCAGAAGAATACATTCTATCTCAACCTATGCGTCAAACTGCAAATAGCAATATTCTTAGTTTTGCTACTGCAATTAGAGATACTCAAGGAGATGTTTCTTATAAACATTTTCTTGGAGATGATTTACTTCAAATGGATACAGAGCATTTTCAATCTGAAATACTTCCTATGTTTGGAGAACCTTTTGATTTAGATTCAGATCACATCAAAGTTTTAGCTTACACCAATGAAGCTGTTAGACAAATGAATCAACTTATTCGTCAATACCGGCTTCAAGAAGCTTGCCCTCCTAAAATTGTTGCTGGCGATTTCTTTGTTGCTGATGATCCTATTTTTGATATGAAACATCCTTTAAAACCAATTATTATTAGTAATTCGGAAGAACTTTTAATTGAAGAATGTACAAAAGTAGAAGTTCCAATAAGATGGAATGTTTCTAAATCCTTGCAAGAAATTAGAACAGAACTTAGAGTTAAAGCAGTTGGAGAAGATGAAATAGCTAAAGAACTTTGGGTAGATAATGCAATTAAAAAAGGTTTTGCAGTTACTTCTTCTGTTATGAGTTATACTTTCTTTATGTACAAATGTAATGTTATAGTATACAGATTGAATGATAATATGGAAGAAGTTCCTTATCGTTATACTGTCTATGTGATTCATGAAGATTCTGAAGCTTATTTTAAACAGGTAATTGCAGCATTAGAACAAATTGCTCACAAAGCTTACGACAGAACAGCTGCCTGGAGAGAGTTTTACAACTTTCAAAAACTATCTGCTTCTATTAGTCCTAATTATGCTTTAACTATTCATAAAAGTCAAGGATCTACTTATAAAAACTGTGTCCTTTTAATGGATACTGTAGACTCTTTAAAAAGAGTTGTAAATGGAGTGGATACCAAACTTTTTGAACGCACTTGTTTAAGATATGTAGGAGTTTCAAGAGCAAAAGAAAAACTATTTATACTATGATAATCACAGATTTTGATTTAATTAATACATTTTCTTTCTCGAAAGATTTAGAAAATGCCATTGCTACAGGGCCAGAAGCTATTAAAAGTTTTCTGGCTCGTAGCATTGCTACAGCTTATTATGCTGGTTTGTACAAGTTTAATGGTATAACTCATGAACTTGAAGATACTGCAGGAATTGGTGTTTGGTCTGATGGAGCTATTGAGAGTTTACCAGAAGAACAATTTCTTATTACATCATACTTAAAATCCTTGAACCTATGTTAACAGCAGAACAAGCTCTTGAAAACAAAATTAGAGTGCAACATGAAGCTTTAAACGCTGTTTTAGATAACATGGGAGTTGGTTGTTTTGAAGGTGCTACAGGTACCGGTAAAACTAAAGTTGCTTTAGATTTTATAGAAACTGTGAAAAGAAGCATTTTAAGTACAGAGCAAAGGGAAGTTGTTGGCTTGTTAGTTGTTCCTACTGAACAGCTCCGAGATTCTGATTGGCCTGAAGAAGCTGCTAAGTGGGGTGTAAGTTTAGAAGGAGTAAAATGTATCTGTTATAATAGCCTGGTTAAAGAGCAATTGTACAAATACGACTTTATTATTTATGATGAATGTCATAGAATAACTATTCCAAATTTACGTTTACTGGAAGGAGTTTTAACTGCTGTCAAAAGACCTTATATTTTAGGACTTACTGCTACTAAGCCTGAAGTTGAATATCCGGATGATACTGAGAGAGTATTTTTACTTAATACACTTTTACCAACAGTATACCGAATAACAATAGATGAAGCGGTAGATTTAGGGTTAGTAGCAGATTTTGAAATCTCAGTTTTATACCATGCTTTAGATTCTTTAAATAAGAATATCAAGGCTGGAACAGTTAAAGATCCTTTTTATCAAACAGAAGCAGCTGCTTATAGTTTTAAAACTAAATCTATTCAAAAAGCCACTATGCTTGCACAAAAAGATCCTAAGATGGAAAAGTTGAAAATGATTCATATTTCAAAAAGAGCACAATTTCTTTACAATCTTCCTTCTAAGTTTCGACTAGCCAAAGAATGTTTTGATAAATTACAGGGACAAGGTAGACTTCTTGTTTTTTGTGGCTCTATTAACTTTGCAAACAATTTATCTTCTAATGTGTATCATTCTGAATCCTCTTCAGAATTTTTGGATAAATTTCAAGCCAAAGAAATAGATCATTTAGTTACTGTAAAAGCTTTGAATGAAGGTAAAAATTTAACTGCTCCAGATATTGGTCTTATTACTCAAATAAGTTCTATTCCTAGAGATATTGTTCAACGTATTGGAAGACTAATCAGAATTAGGTACAATCAAATGGATTTTAAAGCTAGAATCGTTATCATTGTAACAAAAGATACAGCAGATGAAAAATGGTTTAATCAAGCTATAAAACATTTTGATACTAAAAGAATTAAACTGTTTACTGTAAATACTCCACCTTTAAAATAATCTTATGACACTAAAAGAAGCAATGGACTTTCTTGTTTTAAACGAGTATGTAGTATTTCACAAAAAGAAACCTGTATTTACTCAAAAGTACCACGATGAAGCTGTTACAGGTTTGCAGGCAGCTATTAAATCTGCTACTGCTTTACCTAGTACTATTACTCTTGCTCCAGATGCCTACAAAATTCTTTTGCTGGAATGTAAAATTCCTGAAAGAGGGTATGATGCTTCTGGGAGACCTTATGCTTTAAACAAGTACTCCAAAGATGCTGAGGCTGCGTTTATTAAAGCTGTAGAATCTGGATATGACCCTAGAATTATTGCACTTTCTTTAAAGATGTACTATAGTTCTTCGGTAGCTTACAAAAAGACTGTGACTAATTATATGGTCTCCGGGGAGTGGCAGTCAGACTATGATACTATTGTTAGAAAAAGTAAAGATGGTACTTTAACAGAACACTTAAAAAAAGAATTATCCGATGAAAATCCAGCACAATTTACCAGAGGTTAATATAGATACCTCAGCTCCTGTAGACAGTAAGTTTGAGAAAGTTTTACAGGATGGTTTAACTGGCCTGAATCAAGGATTTGATGTAGGAGGTTCTATAAGTAGAATGATTGATGGAATTCAAAAGTCTTCTTACTATTTGATAGGTGCACATCCAAACATTGGAAAAACTCAGTTTGCAGATTTCTTTTTTGTACTAAAAGCTTGGTTAAAAGCTAAGTCAGTGGGTAAGCCTTTAAAGATTTTTTACTGGTCTTTGGAGATTTCATCCTCTATGAAAAAAGCTAAGTGGGCTTCTTTTTATCTTCAGATGAAGTATGGACTTCATTGGAAAGCAAAGTTTATCTTGGGAAGAATTCCGGATAAACTTCCTACTAAAGAAGAATTTGAAAAAATTCAGGAAGCTTTACAATTTGTAAGTTATTTGCTTCAAGATGTTATTATCATTGATCAGTCTATGCCTGGTCATAGGTTGTACAAGTTTATAGCTGATAATTACTATGCTAAATTAGGGACTATCAAAAGAGATAATCAAACTGAACAGCAAAAGAAGTTTAATATCCCTGGGCATGTTATCAGTTTTATACCTAATCAGGATATTCCTTTAACACTTTTAGTAGCAGATCATATAGGATTAATTCCTGGCTCAACAACTAAGAATGCATTAGATGCAATGTCTAAAGATTCTGTAGATGCTAGAAATATGTTTGGAATTAGTCCTGTACTTATACAACAGTTTAATCAAGATTTGATGTCTTCCAGAAGAGAATCTTTAACTAGGGGAGTCAAAGATGATCCAAGAAGAATTCCTCAACTACTTGCTCCACAGCAATTAGACTTTGGAGATAGTACCTATACATTCAGAGATGCGGATTTAGTACTTGCTCTAGTACAACCAAGTAAATTTCAGTTACAAACCTTTGATGATGTTCCTATTGGCCCTGTAGAATTGGGAGGTATTGGACCTCATTTTAGAGCTGTATATCTTCTAAAAAATCGAGATGGTTTTACAGACAGATATCAGCACCAGTTTATGGATGGTTTAACTGGAATGTTTTATGATCTCCCGGAAACTTTGGACCCGGATTATAGTCCATGGATTCACTTCGCTAAAACTTTAAAATCTTATGGCTAATGTAGTTTTAATAACAGGCAATACCGGTACAGGTAAATCAAGATCTCTGCGGGACCTTAACCCCAAAGAGACATACTTGATAAATTGTGCCAACAAACCTCTCCCTTTTGTTGGTTCCGGTAATTTGTATCAAGCGGGAGTTAATATGGTAGTTTCGAATGAATCTGGATTTATTGTTAGTGCAATGAGACAGGTTTCAGAGAAAGCTACTCATATTAAAAATCTTATTATTGATGATTCTGGTTTTATTATGACCGAATTATTCTTTAAAAAGTCTTCTGATAAAGGCTATGAAAAGTTCACAGAAATTGCCAAAGCATTTCAAAGTATTCTTTCTACAGCTAAATCCCTTAGGGATGATCTCAACATTGCAATCATAATGCATGAGGATGATTTAGTTTCTAACGGAATTATTGTCGGAAAAAAAGCCAAAACTGTAGGTAAATTAGTAGATGACCAATATAATCCACTATCAGTGGTTACTGTTGCTTTGTTTACAGACGTTTCTTACGACAAAGAAGGCAATCCTGTTTATAGTTTTATTACAAACAGATGTCTTAGACAAGGAGTTGAAATTCCAGCAAAATCTCCAGAAGGGATGTTTGCTGAGCGTCTTATTCCTAACGATTTAAACTTAGTATTCAAAACTGCTCGTGAGTACTATAGTAATTAGAGCATTTAAACAATAAAAATATGTTTGCATTAGATTTTTTGGATAATTTATCCATTCAAGAGATTAGCTCAACTTCTCCTCGTTTAGCTAAAAAGGATTCAAATCCTCCTGCTACATTTATGGGCATTCGTGTACATAAGGATGGCAGTATCTTTCCATCAGAAGCTTTGGTACAAAAGTTTAATCTGGAGTACCCGAAAGCTACTATTATAAATAAACAACTTTTTGACGTTGAAAGTGGTGCCCCTTTAAAAGATGCTGAAGGAAATCCTGTCACTAAAAGAACTGTTGAAACTCCGGAGGGTCATTTTGGATTTGATGTGTTTTCTTTACACAATTGGAGCCAGGTTGAAAACAGACTGCAAATGTCTAATGTACTTTTGGTTGCAGTAACTCCTAAAAAAGCGGATAAAGTTGATTTGTTTTCCAATACCAAGTACAATGACGATGGTACACCTAAGTCAAGTGTTTTGGATCAAGGTGCCGGTACTTTTGGGAAAGACAGCTTGTTGCCTATGTTGAAGGAGGTTTATGGTTGCAATGTGGAAGATATGGATTATTTGGACCTGGAAATCAACGTAGCAAAAAACATTCGTAATGTGGCTCCTAATGGAATTTTCAATCTACCTAAATTGATTACCAGGGGAGAAAAGAAAGGAAAAGCGGATTTTGTACGCAGAGAAAATGTGGATATTTTTCCTCTTACAGTTGTAACAGATTCTGTTGCAGCAGTTCTGGAAGAGTCAAATGCAGAAATTGCAGTTCCTGCAGCACCTTCAATGGCTGGAATACCTTCCGCTTAAACAAAGTTTGATTTCTTAACTTCTTTGAAAGAAGTTATTTTTACATCCTTATAAATTTTACCATGATAGGAATAGGCATTAATGAAAATGTGATTTTAGCCGGAGTCACAATAACTGAAAAAGACGGCAAAATGTCCACAGATTTTAAACTTTCTTCTGATGTAGTAGACTCATCCGAAGGAGTTGAATATGATTTGGAGGATAAGTATGATGAGCAAGGAAATGTAATTACTTCCGGAGGTAAAGGTACTGTCGTTAAAGTATGGCCTGTATCTATTCCAAAAGAAGAATCTAACGGTAAATCTTATTCTATTGCAGAAAGAGTTAATACCGTTTTAGAAGCCTTAAAAGAACAACAAAATTTCTTTACTGCTTGGGCACGTTGTTATTTAACAACAGACAAAGTAGTTGGAGCTTTTCAACGTTTTCAAGGATTAACACTTACTAAGGATAACATCTCCTCTGTATTGGATGAACAAGTTACTGCTGCGGTACTTAAAAATCTTACAAATCAGTTTGTAACCCTGGTAGGACCTTATTTAAACAAACCGGAGTTTAAAGTACGACTTTTACTCAAAAGACAATCAGAAGCTAAAGCTTTTCCGTCTTTTAGAGACAAGTTTATTACTGCATTTCCTTTTGTAGAACCTATGGCAGGAATTCCTAAAGCAGTTTCAAAAATAGCTTTTACAAAATATGAGCTTGATAAAAAGTTGGATAGTTCTGCACCTGCAGCTACAACAAGTAGCAGTGAGCCAACAGCGGATGTTCCAGCTGAATCTTTGTTTAAAATTCCAGAGCAAGCTGTGGACTTGAACCAGGCTTTAGGATAAGTATGCTTTCATTTTCTGATATTTCAGAGTTAACAATTTTAGAGCGAGTCGACGAGTACTCGCTCTATTGTTTTTATCTAGGCTATGAGCCTGTTATAGGAGCCAAAACTAATTCCACTCTTCGTACAGTAGATGATAAAGCTTCTTTTGGAGTTTTTGAAAGAAAGAAAGGAAATCCTGAAGATCCTCATGAGTTTTTATGGAAGGATGCCGGTTTACCAGCTCCCAACTTTGGGGATATTTTTGATTTAGTAAGAATTTTGTATTCTTTAACTCGCTGGGAAGCTTTGATTAAAGTAGCAGAAGATTTTGGTTTAATAGAAGGGAGTACAAAAGCGAGTAAAACACTTGTAATAGTGCCAGTACGAAAACCTCCTTGCCAGATTTCTTTCAAAGCAAGACCTTTTACTCAAACAGATTTAGAATACTGGTCAAGCTATTTTATTACTCTTGAAACTTTAGAACATTTTAAAGTACAAGCAGTTTCTTTTTATAAACTATACCCTGATACTCAAGAAACATTTCATGCCAGAGGAAAAATGTATGCTTACAAAATTCAAGGAAGATATCAGTTATATCAACCTAATCCTAAAAAATTTTTTATGGATTGGACTGATAGCTGTGTTCCAGGATTTGAGCAATTGAGAGGTAAAGAAGTTTGTATCATTACTAAGTCTTATAAAGATGTTATGCTTTTATGGCAACTTGGGTTTGATGTTGTAGCTTCTAAAGCTGAAAACAACTACCCAAATCCACTTTTTTTAGACTGGTTAAAGTGGAAGTACAAAGGAAAAGTTTTCACATTGTTTGACAATGATCTTAAAACTTCAGAACATTTATATCCTTTTGCTGCTACCCATATTCCTACAGATAGTGGAGAAAAAGATCCTACAGACTTTGCAAAAAAATATGGTGTTGAAACTCTTTTAAAACTTCTAAAACGAATGCAAGAAGATTTTTTATTGTTGGAAAGTCAGTTAATGAGTAAATTTCAGAGAGTAAGTATTTCCTTTTTAAACTCTGGTAAGTTAGAAACCATTTGGTTAGAACGACTTTGCATCGAATACAGTATGACTGTAGAGCCTCAAATAATTTTATTCACCCATTCTAAGAGATACGAACTTCCC